TATAATAGCATCTACTCTTATAGCGTATTTTAATTCTTCGTAATAAACACCTTGATGATTAGTTCCTGATGGATATAAGTTACCACCTAACGCATCTGGATATACAGCTGTTGTAGAAGCTTCATAATAAAGTCTTGTAGTGTGTGATATTAATGGTGCTATTATTCCTTGTGGATAGCTAATTGTAGACGCATCTGATCTTGTGTATGTTTTGTTAAGACCACTTTCTAATGCTGTTTTTACTTCAGAAGCTGTATATGATGAATCAAAAGCAGTTAAATCTAAAGCACTTAAATCATCATCACCTAATAAATCATTTAGGTTAATAGTGTTTCCAAAGAATGTTATTCTGTATGTATTAGGTATTCCGTCTTGTAAATCTACACCATCTAATTTTATCTTACCTGTTTTAAAAGGTCTGCTGTTAAGTTCTATTGTTGAATCTTTTTTTAATCTTGCATCAAAACCATCTGTAATAGAATAATTATAATAGTGTTGAAATATCTTGTTGTTTGTTTTAGAAGCTGGTATATTAAAAGTTCTTGTAAAATCTACAAATATTTTAGATATATCTTTTACATTTTGAATTGACTGAATTATGCTTACAGATTCATCATCAAACAAATCTACTCTTGTTCCTTCTATATATAACTGCAAGTATGCTTTCATTATCTTACTCTATCTATATGCTCGTGAGCGTGTTCAGCTTCTAATGTGTAATTAATTAGTTTATCATTAACTTTTGTTTTTATTGTTAATGAATTTGATACTATATCTATTGGATGATATTCTACACCCATTTTCATCCACACTTGTTCTGACAACATTAGTTGTTTCATTGGCTCATTCATTCCTTCGTCTATAAAACCTGTATTTAATGTCATTCTTTCTTGTCCTGATTTTTTTAGAGTTCTATATTGATGTGACGTTACAGAATATGTACCTGTAGAAGATATATTGCTGTTTTTATATTTTTGTGATGTTGTTGTTAAAGTTTCTACACTTTTTTTATCAAAATAAATATCTTGTAAAGCTCCATACTTGTTTACAAATGTCACTTTCATAGGCATATACTTTGAACAAGGTATTCTGTTTATTGTTATTGTTACTGGTGGTGAACCTACAGCTAATGATGTTGTACTTGCTGTAAATGAATTATATACTATTTGTCCTGCTGATAAAACTGGTATAAATCCTGATTCTCCTTCTGGTATATAAATAGTTGTATTGTCTTGCATTAAACAAGATCCAGTAGAACAAAAGTTTTTTGTATAAGATGTGTTATAATAATCCCAATATCCATCAAAGCCATTATAAGTAAATGTTACTGGTGTTCCAGTAGTTCCTCCTGTTGCGTTAGTTGATAAATACCAAGTTATCTCTCCTGCTATAGTTACTTTTTGACTTTGATAACTTCCACCATAAGTAATGTCTAAATAGTCTCTTGCTAACTCTGCTATTTCAAATGTTACCGCATTTGTTGGTGTGTCTTTTATAATTGTATATCTCAATGTTCCATCAATCTCTAATTCAAGTTTTGCTGATTGTGCACCTGACTGTGTGTGATATTCATAATAAGGACTTCTTAATAATATATTTGCCATGTTCTATTGTTTTATTGTATAATCTAAAAATTCTTCTATATCTAATCCGTATGCTTCTAATAATTCCTGTGGTAATCTTTTAAATCCTTTCTCAAAAGGTTTTGTAAAAAATAAGCTTGCTTTTATTCCTTTATTCCATACTGATCTAGATATTACGTATGCTGTTGATTCATAACTTGTAAACCTTCCTTTAGCATCTCTAAATTGAAATCTTCTTGCTTCTACCCACTTTCTAATTCCACCAGATAATCCACCTTTCTTGCCTGTACCAGTTCCAAACTTAAATGGACTATTAGTTGATTCTGGATATGTGCTTGTTGCTCCTTTAACCCCTTGATCTTGGAACTTACCATAATCTTCCATCTCAAACTTTAACCTAAATGAATTAGGCATAACATCCACTATACCTTTTAGAGAATTATAAAGCTGTTTAGAAACATTCTTATTCTTTCTAGTTAGATTAGATCTAGACTGTTGAATTACATAATCCTTAAATGCTTCTAATGCTTTTCTTGTGTTCTCGTTGTTTAGCATATTGTCATATCGTTTTGTATCTGTACATCAAATGTTGCTACCCATCCTGCCAGCTTGTTTTCAAATCTATCTACAAAAGGCTCACATGCTACATCTGATTCTACTTGATACTTGTCTGTGTATAAGTCTCCTCTTTGTAGTAAGCTTACTAATCTATCTAAAACTCCTAGTTGTGTGTTTAGCACATCTTGCTCATTGTCATTGCCTCTAAATAAGTCTGTTGTTTCTTCTTTGCTTATGTCTACAATATCCATACACATTACAGAAATATTAAATGTTAGCACTTTAGAATTTATAGTACATTGATTTACCATCACGTGGGATAATGGAAATATAGTCTGTTTATTAAGATCTACATTATCAAAGCTTCCATATGAAACATTATTTACAAATGGTTCTGCTTCTAGTGTTTCCTTTATCTTGTTTGTTATGTTATAAAATCCTGTCATCTGGTTTTCTGTTTAATTAAATTTTTCTCTGTCTGTAATTTGTCTTGCTCATAAGCTAAATAGTATAATGATGAATGTACATTTAATTCACTGACAGATTCAAGTTTGGTTGCATCTCCTCCAGCCAATCTATATAACGAGTTATACCATCCCCACTTCCTAGCAAATCCTCCCTCTGCTGAATAGTCATTCCCTTGATCGCCTCCTGATTCAAAGATTTCAGGATAGTTTTCAGTAATTCGTTCTTTAAATTGTAAAAAAAAAGTATAGAACCCATAACTATATCAAGCGGCATCTGTTTATATTTTTCAGAATCTTCAGATCCTTTATAGTCTTCTATTATGTATTTATCTTTTAATGTGTCTTTTATTGGTCTGTATAATACTGCCATTGCTTTATGCATGTTGCTCCAATCTCCTAGTGTAGTGTCTAAATCTATATACTCACCTAGTGTTATTTTATCAAGATCTGGTACAAAACCATATCCAACACCATCCATTGTAAAAGTTGGTACAAGCTTTGCTTCTTTGCTAAAAAGTTCATTTATAATCCTTACTATCTTCATTACGCTGTTATATTCTACTTTAATAACCTTCTGAAGATTAAGATTACAGAATATTTCTACAGTCTTATGTAATAGAAAATTAGAGTTCTGATTAGCCTCTGTATTTATCTTATGATACTTCTGGTATTGTTCAAGACTAATCTCTCTTAAAGATTCTGGTACTTGTATCTTTACTTTCATATTATAACAATAAGTTATTCAGTTTTTTGTATAAAAAAAGAGGACCATTTCTGATCCTCTCAAACATAACTAATTAAAATGAAAAAGATTATTTACTATTATCTCTTTTTATTTGTAGCTCTCTTTGTATTGCTTCGTGTGCTAAATTGTAAGCCCATTCATATACTTCTGCTGTTTTATTTTGCAACTCTTCTGAACCTTGTGAGAATATCTCCTTACCTTTTTTAATCTGACCCTTATAGTCTAGTACAAGCTTTACAGGTGGCTTCTTACCTGTTCTTGTTGGTTCAGGATAAACTCTTATATCGTTTTCAATACACCATTTGAAGATCTTCATCTCCTTCTCGTACTGATCTCTGGTTTTCAAGTCTATCGATTTCGCTTTCGATTTCATCTATTACTTTTAAAAGTTTTTTAGTTATTCTTATTGATGATCCTTGTGACAATCCTCCGTGATTAAATAATTCACGATTGATTAATTGTAATTTGTTTCTAGCTTCCTCTAATGACATAAAATAAAAAGTTTGTTAGCATTATCATCCAGAAAGTAAATTGTGGTAATCCCCATGCAATATACTTTACTATTCTTCCTTGTAGTTGTTTGTCTACAGGCATATTAATATCTCTTTGTGTTGCTTTATACATTGTCTTCATTATGGTAAATAATAAGTTAATGTTCCTATAATTCCTAATATAATAAAAATTACTGAATAAGTAATAATTGACCATTTAATAAATTCTAATTTTTTCATTTCTTTGTTTCTAAAAAGGTGCTGCCTATTCTACCGTGACTACGCTTCGCTTAATTGCTAATGCTGTTTCTAGTGTACTACAGGTTATCAGCACCTGTATATTTATAGCTAATATATAAACATTTTTTAAACAATCAAAGTTTTTTGTTAATTATTTTTACCAAATGTGATATTCTCCTTTATTAGGATCTTGCAGCTGGGAAGTTAATGCATATCTAGCTGCATCTATTGCGTGATCTCCAGACATAGGGTTAGGCTTTTGTAGTGTGTTACCTTGTTTATCTTTCATCCAGACATAACCCTGAAGCTCTTTAATTAAGTTCTTTGATCTTTGTGTAACAAATATATTGTTTTGGTTTATAAGGTTTATTCCATAAACAATACTATCTCTTCCTTTTGTAACTGGAAAGACTTGATGACCATATGTATTTAACTCTGCTATTGTTTTAGGTTCAGCTGAATCTGCCCATAAGCTTCCTAGTATCTGATTGTTTTTAAGGTATTGGCTTATGTGTGAGTTTAACATTCCTTTTCTATAGAGTACCTCATCAAATATGTATGCATCATCTAGTTTATATAGTGCTACTAATGCTGCTTCGTCTACTGAATATCCTAGATCTAATCCATGACATAATAACCTAGCATGAGGTGGTATAACATCTATTTGTTTCCAATCTGGAATACAAGCTCCTTCAAGTGTTCCTATCTCACCTAGTCCATATACTCTCCACCAATTAGCCCAATAAGAGCTTTTAGAAGCCTTTAGACGAGCTTTCTCTATTTCTTTGATAATACTATCAGGAAGTTCATTATTGTCCTTATAAGTTAATGTAATGAAGTCTGTATCTTCTGTATTGATTAATTCTTTATCTACCCAGAATAAATTCGTAGGATTATAATCAAGCCAAATATCTCCAGAGGTTCTTATTGATAATTGCTGGTAAGCTTCAAAGCTAACATTGTTACACTCATTAATAAATAGATCTGTTCTTCTAGAACCTCTTAACTTATCTGGTTGATCTGTAGAAAAGAACTCTATGTAACTTCCATTAGAGAATGTGTATTTTAATGTTGTTCTATTATACTTCTCTTCGTAGTATCTGTTTAATCCTTTTAGGATGTTTAAAAAGTCTTTTAATGCTCCTCTTCTTAAATGAGGAACTGATTCAGATACTACACTTATCTCGCTGCCTGCATTTCTTATTGCCTGATCTATTAAGATAGATAGTATACAAATAGTTTTACCAGCAGAAGTTCCTCCTCTTACTATCTTAACTCTTTTGTCTAATGCAAGAAGTTTGTCAAACGCTATCGTCTTTCTGACTCTCATTAATCAATAAACAGTGGAGTGTCTTCGTTTATTGTAATGTCTTTTGTTTCTCTTGGTTTACCTGCGTAGTAATTATAGAACAACTGAACATACTTAAAGTCTCCTTTTTCTACTCCAGCTTTCAGAGCTTGATATGCAGCATCTTCTAATGGAGTTAGTTTCTCTATTAGATTTAACTCATCTGCTTTAGGTTTTCTACCTGCTCCTTGTCTTTTTCCTCCGTGTGCCATAACTTGAAATAACTTGATTAATCAATAATACAATAAAAAAACTTATCATTTGTTAAAACTCATTTAAATATCTATTCTCTA